GAAACTGGTTGTTAATGTTGATGTTATTGCCATTTTAAAGTTCCTTTAATATTTTAGCTAGGTCTTCGTGACCTTGTGTGCCTAATAGGTTAGCCATTGTACATCGCTCACTGTTCATTGCACATTTAATATGATAAAGTATTGTATTGTAAATAGCTAGTCTATATTCTTCTGCTTGTTGACGAATATGATCTTGTGCATTTTCAGAAATACCACATATTCTATTCGTACATTGCTCTGCCCAAAACTCGGGACTATGACCTTTGTTAGTTTCTGTTTTTACTGTTATTTGACCAAACCCAGCAACACCATCTACAGGAAACAAATTAATACCTTTTAGCTTCTGGTGCGTGAAGTACTGATGGTACTTCTATTTCACCTTGAGTTAATTTTCTTACATTTTCATCTTTGAGTTTTTTATTATATTGACTCAAAGTTGTTTGTTTAAAACTACCGTTTTCTACTGCCATTATAATAGGGTCAGGTAATCTATGATAACCATATATTCTTTCATCTATTGGAACGTTAGTGTCTAGTAAACCAGACCTTGCTCCTACACCTACCGTCATTCCTCTCTCAATACATTTAGCTAACCAAAATTCACAACATGCTTTTCCTGCTTCTGCAAAATGTAAATTACCTTTGTAACTAAAATCTATTCCATAAATACTAATTGAGTCTACTTCTTGATACAGAGCAAAAGCAAAAGCAAAAGGAACTGTGTTATTTAAATAAGCACAATCTGCGTATGAAACTACTTCTTGTAAAGGAAACACTTCTGCGTTAGGCACTCTGTCATCTAGTTCACAAGTGTAGATTGGTCCTTTATAGTTTTTAAACATAGTTGCCATAATTTCAGTTTGACTACCAGCGTCATCTGTATCGAGGAAACGACTTACTGGATCCATCATAAATACTCTATCACATTTAGTTATTTCACCCATGCAGTTTATTCCCCACACTTCATCATACTTGTTACTGTGAACACGAGATAAATGGAAATCTATTTGACTTTCGCCCATGGCTACTATTGCTACATGTTTGCCTTTAAGTTCTGGTATTTTCATGCTTGTGGTTCTCTCCTTAATTCATCGTACCTATATTGGTCTCTAGTTGATTTAGCTTCACCAAGATTTTTTAATCCTAATAAAGCCTCTTGAAACTTCGATTCATATGCTGGTATTGCTTCATAATTTTTGAGATACGTACATGCTTCGACTAAACTGCCATATAACACAGCATTAGGAGCATTTTTAGACAACCACGTTGTTTCACTTCCTGTAGTAGTAGTAAGTGATGCTGGTCTGTAATAGTAATGCAGTTCAACCTCGTAAGCTGAATCTGGGGTAGGTGCGACTATAAAAGTATTGTCGTCAAATTCTGCGTAATATTTTGGTAATCCTGTTGTGGATGCATTAGGAGTAAAATCTCTAATGAATGAAACTTGTTTTAATAGTAAAAAACTGTAATTACTACTACTGTCTATAACAGATAAACTAAAAGGTGCTAAATAATCAGTAGGTGTTTCTAAATAAGGACCTGAAGCTGTGACATTACCTACTTGATTTTTTCTAAAATCATCTAGCTGAACGTTTTTAAATATACGTTCTTCTGCTGTTGTAATAAACGTAGGTAGGTTAGTTACAAAACTAGACTCTGTACTTTCTAGGTAGTCTTGAATAGCTGTTTTTAAAGTTGTATATGTAAAACTCATGTTGTATATATTATACCTCCCATTCCACTATGATTAGTACAATAATAATATAAAGTTGGTGCTCCAGATGCTACTTCAATTTGTGTGTAGGCTCCTGAACTTCCTGGAGTTCCACTAGTTGTAACACCTGTTGTATATTCAGTTCCGCCCCCATGTGTACCGTTTGAAGTGGTAGAAAATCTTAAAGGATGACCAGAATTACTGCTATCTGACTGATCAAACTTATATGTTTGACCTTCGGTTACCGTTAAAGCTGCAGCTCTAGAACCATCTATATAAAAATAATTAGAACCTAAATAACTTGCTACTGTGACAGTATAAGTTGTTGTAGATGGAGATGGTGTTGGAGCTGGTGTGGGGCTAGGAGTTGCTGCTACTCCTGATAGAGTTACTTCTCCTACACTACCACTTAATGCAGACATATTATACATCGAGCCTATTGTGTCACTATTTTCTGCCCACATAATAGGAGAACTTACACCCAGAGAATTTTTTGGGTTAGAAATTATAACATGACCTTGTCCTGTAGTGGGTGCTGGGATTGTAGGTCTTGGTTGATGAAGAGACTCTGGATCAGTAATTTGATGAGACGGTTCTAACTGGGGTGATTTAGGTTCATAACACTCACCACAAACTTTAAAACCAGTCCATTCTTTTTTTAAATCAAGATAAGGTACATCAAAACCACATCGGTCACATATCGCTCGTGCGTATTTACCTTGAGCGTAAGCCATTAGTAAAATCTCCTAGAAGGCGTCAACATTAATGAAGCCCTATTTCTATCCTCGTCTGCTGCTAATTTAAAATCTTGTTCGTATTGTTGTTTTAATATCCCTGCTTTTTGAGGATTCTTTTTTAATGCGATATAATAAGCCAGCCCACTTACCATACAAGGTATAAATCTTGAAGGTACTTCAGGATTTTCAGCTGACGTATTAACATCATCAATACGTTGTATTCTGTAAGAAACTAATTTGTAGTTAGAACTGTCTGGTGTTGGCCATATATTTACAACTGGTGTAATTTGTCTATCTACAAAATATTGAGTAGGTCTAGCTTGAGTAGTTTTATTAGGAATATTTAAAAATTCTTGTCTACCTATTCTGTCTATTTCAATATCTGTTGAAGGACTGGTGCTACTGTCTCGTATAACAGCAGAAAGTATATCAATATCATATGCGTTCATATTATATTGATTTGTGCCTTGAACTAAATCTAAAGAGATTTCTTCTATAGTCCAAAGATTAACACCTCTGTTTGCCCAGTCTGCAAACATAATGTTTAAAGAACGTCTAGCAGTTCTAGCATCGTACCCTGTACGTTGTTCTAGTCCTGCTAGTTCGTAAGCCTCTTCTATAGTGTCGGCTATATCTAAGGCAAAAGTTTTAGTGCCTGAAAAAGCCATTTACTTAAAACTCTTTAAATAGAGTTAGTACTATAACGTACGAGTCACCACTCGTGTGACCTGTAGTTGTTAGTAATATATCTCCTGTTTTTCCACTACCTGAAGTGTTTCTGATTCCACCAAACTCTGAGAAATCTTCGTCAGTTGTATAATCTGCATTAAGATCCCAACAGATGGTATTAGTAGTAGCATCCCACAAAAGTTTGACACTCATACCGAAAGTTGAGTAAACAATTTTAGCTAATCTTACACCAGTACATGTTGCACTGTCTGTACTACGAGTAGCTAAACCACTTACATCAACCTTATTTACTGCTGCCTCACCTGAACCATCGGATGTGTTGGTCAGCTGGATAACAACTGACCTATCACTATCTGACAGAGTGGTTGAAGTTACTGCGTCTGCCATATTAAACTCCTATATTACGCGTCAGCGAATGGTGTAACTAAAGTTCCTGACCCTAAGATAATTCCTTCTACTGAGTATTTAGCACTTCCCATAGCAGTAACTTTAACGATACTACCTGCAAGTCCGCCTTTAGTAGAACCGTTCATTGTGATAACATCGTTAGATGCACCAGAAATAAAAGTTTTACCTGTTGCGTCTGTTACACCAGTGTAAAGTCCACCTACAAACTTATCTGTACCGTCTGTTAAGATGTCCATGTCAGTTGCTGCAGTTTCTACTACAAAAAAGAATGATGCTCCTAAGTTATTTAATTGATTAGGGTCATCATTACTTCCTGGAGCAGTAGCAACGATAGTCGGTAAAGTAAATTTACCATCCGCATCGTTACAAGTTAATATTTTTCCTGCGTGGGCTGCGACTGTTAAAGTAGTGTCTGCAGTTAAACTAACAACGTTAGCATTACCTGCTGAAATAAATCCCGCCAATGATTTGACTGGACCTGAAAAAGTTGATTTAGCCATAATTTCCTCCTACGGAAATAAGTTCTACTGTCTTGGCTTGTCTGCTAGGTCAGTCTGTAGAACAAGTTAATAAAATCCTAG